GCCGGAGCTGGAAGCTCGTCCTCGTTCTGGATCGCCTCGCGCTCCCCCGCGGCGGCTTCGCGCTCCTTCCACGTTTCGGATTCCTTGATGCGCGTCTGGATCCATTCCGGGAGCTGCTCGATCTTCTCCTCCACGCCGTCCTCGTCAAGGTCGATAATCGTAGAGCCGTTCGTCAGCTGCGGGACAGCCATGCCCTTCACCAGCTTCATGATGCCGCCGATCACGGCGCGTTTCGTGCCGTCAGCGCCCTCTTTGTGGATCACGTTCAGCAGACAGGGAGCGCCGACGATGTTCCGCAGGTCGAACTTCTTCAGCTCCTCCACGGTGAAATCGCGTCCGCGCCAGCTGATCAGATCCTTTCGAAGATTGCCCTTGCTGTTAAGGCTGGCCGTGTAAGTGTTCGACAGACGGCGCGTTTCGCCGGATTCCAGTTTCTCGCTGGGGATCTCCCACGAGATCAGCACCTTGCGCTGCGTGTTGCCGAATTTCTCGCTGTACTGGTCGCCGAGGTCAATCAGCTGGCAGCACACGGCGGGATAAACATCTTCCGGGAGCAGAGGGATTGCGCTCTTCGCGCCTTCGTTTACGATCAGGGACATTTTGTTATTCCTCACTTTCGATTTTTTCTAATGGGCAGAACTGCCCGACATATTTCTGCGGATAAGCGCAGACCTTATGATTCAGCGCACAGCTGGAGCTGGATGCTCGGAAGAACTCGCATTGCGAACACGATATGTCCGCATTGCCTTTGGCATCGACCGGGAAATACACCTCCACGGTCGCAACGCCGCGGATATAGCCAAAAACGCCGCTTTCAAAATTCGCCATCCTGTCACCTCTCTGCGACCGTCCGCGCCAGCTCGGCACAATCTTCGCAGATCCAGCCATAGTCGCGGATGAATAGGCACTCGTCGCCTTCGTAGATCGGCTCGTCACATACAGAGCATTGATGCGCGACACGCGGCGTTTTCGGATAGCCGGTTTTTTCGGCGTGGCGGATGTCGGGATGATCAGCGATCCATTCCATTTGCGACCCTCCCTACCCAGCCGATTGTGACGCCCTCGGCGCCGTTGGTTTCAAACCATCCCTTCTTAGGCTTGTCCGGCCACGTTTCGATCAGCTCGCCGCGGACGTTCGGATGTTCCAGGATCTGCACGCACAGATCATCGTGGTCGCCCTGCCCGATCGAGCAGATCCGCACATCCTCCGGCAGCCGCTCGATCGCCTCCCGCAGCGCGTCGATCCGGTCAATGTAAAACTGCTTATTCATTTTTATTCCCCTCCAAATAGTATCTGGCATAGCTCACCGGCTCGCCGTCCTTGTTCTTCCCGGTTTCCATGACCTTGCGGACCGGATACCCTGCCTTGCGGATCTCGCTGATCCTGGACCGAAGCTCCGTCGTCCCGCAGTGGTCGATCGCCTCGCGCACCGTGATGCTGCCGTTGTTGATAAGGTACGCGAGCGCTTTCTCAGCACTGGGCTTCATCACGCCACCCCCAGCTTGCCGAGGATCTCGCTGGCTAGCCAGCAGATCGCCCATCCGCAGGCTCCCATCATCAGCAGCACCACGGCGTCCTCGATCGCCCTGACCACAAGGTCGCGCCACTTCCGCTTACTCATGTGATCTCCTCCCATGTAAATCTTCCCGCTCCGGAGTTCCTCCACTGACCCAGCCCGCGCAGCTCCCCGTAGTCCAGCCACTCGCGCACCGCCGGCAGCAGCGCAGGATCCAGGACCTTGACCGTAAATTCCAGCGTCGTGCCCTTCGGGACGCTCTCGCTCATGGCCAGCGCCACGCGCTCGCCCTGCGGCGTCTGCGCACGGAGCGGGCGCTGGCAGCAGCCGACCTCGCCGTCGAACACCAGCGGGATCTCCCGCGGAAACGGGAAGATCAGCCCGTCGATGATCTTCTTGTAGGCCTTCAGCTTCGAGGACTCGTTCCCGTTCTTCAGCCGCGCCAGCATCTGGCAGCTGTCCTTGAAAAAGCCCTTGATCATGTAGTCGTACACAAAGGGCCTGCCGTCCTCCGTGCGGGGGAAGATCGTCCCCTGCCGCTGTTCGCCGCCGTAGAGGGCCTCTTCCTCTTCCTCCGCCGTGGCTTCGTTGACAGCCTTCGCGGCGAAGAATTCCTTGTAGATCTCCGGGTTGCTGGGGCTGGTACCCAGCATCTGCTCGGTCAGCGTGAGTCTGACCTTGATTTCGGCATACTTTGCCATTTGACATTCCTCCTGATTTTTGGTATAATCGGAGGGTAAAAGGCCTCTTGACATTCGCCTTTACCCTTGCGTCCCGGAAGTTGCCGCTTCCGGGGCGTACTTTTTTGCCATTGCGTGTCCGCGCCATCCTACGCCGCTGCAATGCAATGCTTCCCTTAGCCGATGCCTAGCGTACCTTTGCCTCTGCTGCCTCTGCTGCACATTGCAACGCCGCCGCAAATCGCCGCTTTGCCAACGCATTTCTGTGCAATGCTCTTGCCTGGCACTGCCACGCCGAAGCATTTCTCTGCCCACGCGCTGCATTTCATCCATAGCTATAGCCATAGCGTCACTTGGCCTTGCTTAACTTTGCCCTTGCATAGCAGCCGTCTCCTTGCCTCAGCTCAGTTCTGCTGTGCCAATGCTGCGCACTGCACTGCTATGCCTTTGCACAGATCTGTCTGGCCAGGTCGCTCTTGGAGATCCGCCTGGTCGCCGGATTGAAGCGGAAGTTCCGCTTCACCGTCTCCGGCTTGCAGCCAAGCCAGCGGGAGATCTCAGCGCATGTAAGCAGCTCATGATCAAACGCAGCGTCCACGCGGGCCAGGTTTTCTCTGTAGCCGGGTAACTCTCTGCTCATGCCAGGCTCGACCACCTTTCGACCGTTTCCGAAATCCTCTTCAATTCCATGGAGATGATCAGGTGGAACGCGTAGTCTACCAGTTCCGGATGCTCGTCGAGGATCTTCTTCAAAAGCTCGGTCCTGCTCATGCGCTGTCCTCCTTCGTAACTTCACAAGTTACTTGCTGGCTAAAAAAAATTGCTCCCGGATTACGAATACCAAGCAGCGCGATCATTTTGTCTGCCTCATCCAGCCCGAAACCGTTGTTGCGGATCTTCTGGCTGAACGTCGTGGCAGTCATGCCGATTTTGTTGGCGACCTGACCCTGAGTCATCCCGTTACGGACGATCTCCGCCTTCAGCGCGTTGGCATCCAGCATAGCATCACCCCCTTCTCTGTAGTAACCTATCAGGTTACTGCTATCTTAACAGATGCGAAGTAACTTGTCAATATTATTTTTGAAAAAATATAAAAATTCTTGCATCTTGTGAAGTTTCGTGATAATATATTGTCAAATCACAGATGAAGGGAGGAATTATGGTGAATGATGTCGGACGGAGGATCGCTGCGATCCGTGTACGTCGTGATCTCACGCAGGAGCAGCTCGGTGCTATGATCGGTGAGTCGAAGCAGACTATCTATAAATATGAAAAAGGCATCATCACAAACATCCCGCTTCCAAAGATCGAGAAGATCGCGGAAGCCCTTGGATGCCCTCCGACCGTGCTGGCCGGATGGGATGATGCCATGCCGGAAGAACAGAAGAAAGACGAGACGCGGGAGCAGTTGAATGCGCTCGTCGATATGCTTACCCCTGACGAGCAGAAACTAGTAATTGCTCAATTACGAGGGATAGTGCAGTCGCAAGCAGCTCAGGATGGTCGTCAAGAATCTTGAATAATTCGTCTTTCATTCGTCGGTCTCCTCATTGGATAATTAATTCTACGTTTAAGATAACACGGGAATTGTCCAAATGTCAGGCCAATTTGAAAAAATATTTTTCAGCATCTGCATACTAGGCAAATAGGTTAAATAGTATAAAATTCGGAGGCGACCGCTGACGCCGCCAAGCCGTTGATCGCCTCCGTCCTCCTTGGGCTGGTTGAATTATACTCTATCGCAATCCGCTACTCAACTGCCAGTTCTGACAAGGAGGCACCACTTATGAAAGGAAATCATTCAAAAATAGAAACGGAGCGTGCAGAGATGGAGTTTTCCGCGACTCAGGAGATCATCGTCCAACTGAAAGCCGTGCAGGAAAAGAAACACCTGTCCATCCCCGACATCATCAAGATGGTCGCCGCGACCGGGGAGCCGGTATCGGAGACCGCGATCCGCAGAGTATTCAAAAAAGGAAGCGAAGAAAACGACAGTTTCAACTATGAGCACACCCTTCGTCCGATTGCCCAGGCGCTGCTCGTCCTCGACGGTGGAGAGGACGCCGTCGCGCAGGCCAGCACGAAAGCATTTCTTGCCATCAACGAGTACAAGGACGAGAAGATCGCCGAGCTGGAGCAGCGGATCGAGGGCCTGCGCAAACAGCACGAAGCGCGATGCGAAGAATACGAAACGCGTATGGCGTTTCTTCGGAATCAGATTGAAAAGAAAGACGAGCGCATGGATCGGAAGGACGGGATCATAGAGACGCTTTTGAAGCAGGTCTTGGTCTGTGGCCGCTGCCCGGTTGGGAAGGACAAACAGCATGAACAGTAAACAATTTTACGTTGTTGACAAGGAAACCGGCGCGATAATCGGAGAAACGAATGATCGCCACCCGTTCAAGCGGATTCTCGCGTTCATCGTTTTATATCTTCTCAGTCTTTTTACTCGCCTTGTAACATATTACTATATTTGCCTGCTGTCGTGGCTACTCGATAAGATTTTTGACATGAGTAGACTGGCCTATTATCTCTGCCTGTTTTTCGGCGGCACGACAGCAATCGGAATTCTCATCATGGGGTTTATGCTTGGCGCCCATTTGATGTATACAATCCCGGAAAAAATCATTCCAAGCAGGAAAGGAACAAGATACTTTCTTCTTGGGATCGTTGTTGCCGTATTCTACCTGGTTTCAATGATCACTATGATCGCTGGCATATCCGCTTCGTCTGGTCGTCAGTATGTATGGCACGTCATTGTCATAATCTTCTTCGTTGTATTCGCCTTTTTCGGGAGGAATCAGTCTAATTCATGAAGAAAATTGACTATGCCTCCATGTTCACGCTCCGTAAAGACGGGCGCTATATGTACCGCTGGACCGACGATCAGGGCAAGCGCCATGCAATCTATGACCGGGATCCGGAGGCGCTGTATGTAAAGGTGCAGGCAAAGGACGCGCCGGATGCGCCGCCCCTGTTTGAGGACGTTGCTGACGCATGGGAGGAATCTCACGTCAATGGTCTGAACCGTGGGACCCAGGCGACATATAAAGCCCCGCTGGCAGCGTTGAAGGACGAGCTGGGATCCAGGCCGATCACGGAGATCACGGCGATCGACATCAACCGCATCCTGCTCCGGGAGAAGGAACAGGGCTACAGTTATAAGCACGCCGCGCTGACGAAGTCCATCCTGAAGCAGATCCTCGACTACGCGGTCGTTCATGGTTTCGTGCCGTATAATCCGTCGTCTTCCGTCAACGTGCCACGCGGGCTAAAAAAAGGACGCGTAGAAGCGCCCGACGAGGGCCAGCAGAAAATCATAAAGGAGAACCTGGACAAACCGTACGGAGATTTTGTGGCCGTCCTTCTCTATACCGGAATGCGAACGGAAGAAGCGGTCGCGCTCCGGTGGGGCGATGTCGGGAAAGATTCGATTCACGTCCATGCCGCCGTCGATCTGCACGGCACCCCAGTCATAAAGGAAACGAAGACCGAAGCCGGCGAACGCGACATTCCGATTTTGCCACAGCTCGCTCCGTTTCTGCAGCGTCCTGGCAGCGCAAAGGACAGCGATTTCCTATTTCATGAAAAAGGGAAACTTCTAACGCGGGGCCAGATTACCAGACGCTGGCTGTCCTGGTGCAAGGCCGCTGGCCTGGCGGAACAGCGGACGTTTGACAACCGGCACCGCGGCAAGAAGGAGTGTACGCGAACGGAATGGCGCCCTCTGATCACGCCGCATCAGCTCCGGCACAACTATGCCACAGTACTCTACGAGCAGAAGGTCGACGTCCTGACAACAAAGGACATCATGGGCCATAAAGACATCTCCACGACGCAGAAAATCTACACATCCCTGCGTCAAAAGCATCGGGAAGAAGAGGTTAAAAAAATAGCCGGAGGATTCTGACAGGTGTCAATATTGGTGTCAGCATTCCTCCTGAGTATTGATATTACTGCATTCTTTTCTCGTTCGAGTCTTGTATCGTCCACCAAAGCCCCTGGAGAAATCCAGGGGCTGAATTTTTCTGTAATACCAGTGTTTTCAATGCTTTGTTGCCATTTCGTTACCCTCAAATCAGGACGATCGAAACTCCAAAAACATCCGAAAACACCCCCAAAAATCCGATAAATTGGTGTCAGAATTGGTGTCAGAAAAGGGAGGGCGATTGCCCTCCCCGTTTTGCTGTGGTCACATACTCTTGATCGCGGTATGCAGCGCCCTCTTGACGCGCTCGTCGTCGGTCTCCTCCGCCATGCGGCGCAGCTTCTCCTTCATGCCGTCGTCATAGCTTTCGCCGTCGTAGCTCGGTCCGCCATCCCATGCGCGGCGCGGTCCGTAGTACCAGCCACTGTGGCCGTCCTCGCCATCGCGGGAGACATAGCGTCCCATGCTGTCGCGGCCCCGGCGCTCGCTTTTGCCGGCGCCCTCCATGGCCAGCGTGGTCTTGATGGATTTCTGCGTGTGCGTCAGCAGGTCGATGTACTTAGCGTCCTCCATGCTGAGTTTCCCGCTCTCGCGCTCCAGCGCGTCCACGGCCGTCTCCAGACGCTTGTCCACGATCTCGCAGAGCCGCTCCAGGGTATCGGTGTTCTTCATTCAGAGCACCCCCTTATCAGATCGCTGCCGGCGTGAGAGGATTTGCGACGGTGTAGGACGGGACCGGATACGGTGCCACGCGGTTGACGATGTACTTGGTCTGCTCGGTGTTGTCCGCGATGAGGGCGGAGGTCTGCGCCGCCTGAGACGCGGCCAGCGCCTGCATATTGACCTGATTCTGCAGGGCGATGTTCTGAGCCTTCAGCGCGTCAATCTCCTGCTGGCACATCTTGTCGAGGATCGCCTGAGTCTGCGCCTGGATCGCCGCACGGGTCTCCGCGCCCTCGCTTGCGACGAGGTTCTGCGTCTGGCAGGTCGCCAGCCGGTTGTCGCAGCAGCACTGTGCGAGCTGCGCCTGCAGCCCGTTGAAGCTCTGCAGGTTGGTCATGCTGGCGTTGGTAATGTTCGCGTTGACGCCGGCAAACCCGCCGCACAGCGCGGTCGCCACGTCGCCGAAACCGCTGGTGATCTTGTCACCGATGCTGCTCACGCTCGTCTGCAGCATCTGGTCGCGGAAACCGTCGTTGATGTTCTGCGAGTTGTTCATCCACGGATAGATACCGTCAGCGCCGAAGCCGCCCATGCCTCCCCAGCCGCCGCCGAGGACGAGGAACAGCAGGATGATCCACCACGCTCCGTCACCGCCGAAGCCGCCGAAACCACCGCCGAATCCGCTGGGCTGCACCAGCATCGTGGTGCCGCCATTTTCAGTAAGAGACATTTTCATTTTCCTTTCTACCGCTTAATTGTTTGCGGTCAGCCGGGAATCGCCCGGTACGATATTTATATCAACCGTCGTCTGCAGCCGCCGGCGGATATACTCATTTCCTTCCCAACATCTGCATGACCATCTGCAGGCGGGTATTGCTGATCTGCCCGCTCTGGAGCAAATGCTGGACGATCTGCTGCGGGTTGTTCATACCGTCAGGCACATTCAGCCCGCGCTGCCGCAGCATGGCGATGGGATTGCTCTGGATCTGCTGGAGCATCTGCATCGGATTCATCATCTGCGGACGTTGTCCTAGACTGTCGAAAATGCTCATTCTGTCGCCGCCTTCCCGATCGCCGCGGAGATCATTGCCTCCACGTCCTCTTTCGTCATGTAGACAGGAGCTGCTGCCACCGGCGCCGGCGGTCGTTTGTCGTAGAAGGTCAGACTGCTCTGCCCATTGACGCCGTTACTCTTGAACGCCACGAAACTGTCGTCGTTGGCAACGAACATCTGCGTCACGCCGATGGCCACCGGGAAATCCACCACGGTCTGCTCATTTCCGACCGGAACGACCTCAACCGTCCTCGTCTGCTGCTGCGGCATCTGAAGCGTCTGCTGCGCCATCATCTGCGCCGCCAGGTACGGATTCGTCCACGCGGGATTTGTCTGCGGGTACATCGTTCTCCTCCTTTATAAAATAGTAGAGCGGCACTGTGTCGCCGGAGTCCCAGCTATCCAACCACTGCCCGTCGATCACGGCGACGGCGTGCTCATGCGGTCCGAGGACGTAAACGCCCTTCGGGTTAGCCTCCGCGAAATCCTTGACAGTGAAGCAGTCCGGGCAGCGGTCCATCAGATGGAGCTGCCGGAAACCGATCGCCTTCAGAAATGCCCACCAGACGCGATTCGATGATGGCATATCCGCCATGTCCCGCGCCAGCTCACACAGCGCCGTGTGCGCCGTCCGCCAGTCCATGCCGGTCACGGCGCAGATCGCCCGGACCGTGCAGTCGCCGGTGATCAGTTTATCCGGATTGGGCTGGTACCTTCTCCACATCCAGGCCGGCCTCCTCCAGTATGTCGTTGATGATCTCTGCCATTGTCTTCTCTTCCATGTTTATCACCTAATAATATGGTATACGAAAAACGCCCTGATCACAATGACGTGACCAGGACGTTTTCTGACGTTATCCGGACATTTTCTGACCTATCCACTCGTCGAGCCGGGGAGCATCCTTGTCCATGATCCGGCTGACGTGCCGTGGAGAATACCCAATTTTCTCCGCGATCCGTTCATAGCTCCATCCATCGATCAGCACGGCGTGGAGGATCTCACGGTGCAGCTCGCTGTGAATAGCCTCTGCGATGGCCTCCGCCATCAGGGTGTTGTTATAGGTCGATTTTGGTTTGCACATACGCCGCCTCCTGTTCTGCGCGTGGCGCAGCACCGTGGCGGCTCAGTGCTGCGCCGTGTTCGGATTACTTCCAGTTCTTGTTCACATAGCTCCCCTTGCTCGTGGACGCCTTAAAGTCGTCCCAGGATTTCTGTGTAACTCCGTCGTAATTATAAGTCTTTCCGCTGCTGGCCCACTTGACCGTAGCGACCTGCTTGTCCGGGTCATAGCTGGCAGCCGAAATCGCCGTGCTGCCGCTGACGTCCGCGGTGTCCGTTTTCTGTTTGGTTTCGGTCTTCGTTTCCGTCTTAGCCTTCGTCGTGGTTTTCGATTCGGATTTGGTCGTCGTCTTTCCGCTTCGCATATCGCTCAGTTTCTCGTTGACCAGTGCCTTGTTGTATCCGATGACCGTCTGCCCCACGCCAAAGCAGTCGAACAGGTACTGCCGCTGCTCATCGTTCAGCCCCGGCATACTGTAGATGATCTCCATCTTCTGCAGACCGGCGCTGTTGGAGATCGTCTTGCCGTTCGCGTCCTTGATTCCTTCGACATCCTTGACGGCTTCCTTGGCCAGAATGTAAGTCTCGGGGCTGATACCGATCGCCACGCCCTTCTTTGCCTTCTCGACCCAACTCTCGGTGATCTTTCCGCCGACCTCGGTCTTCGCCGTCTGGTCCGCATAGGTATAGACATCCTTAATGCAGGCCGCCTTGTCGGTGTCCGAAAGATCCTTGTACAGGCCGTTCTCCGTCATCCGGGAGGCGAGGACGTAGGACGTCTGTCCCTTCGCCGTGGCATACTTGACGTACTCGTCGCCAGTCAGATCCTTGCGCTCGCCGTCCACATTGAAATACTTCGCTGCCCGCTGCGGGAAGACGTTCTCCCCCGTCGCCTCGTAGACGCGCTCCAGCTCGTCCTCCATGTCGCTCTCCACAACTCTGCTGAGATAGGCCGGGTTGAAGAAGTTGTTTGCGGCCCGCTCCAGGAATTTCCCAGTCAACTCCTCGCGGCCCCATGCGTCAATGTACGGGATCTGGTTGTATTCCAGCCCGGGAATGCGCGCGCTGGCCTTGCCGAGCGTGTACTGCATATCGCCGGTCAGGAAACTGTTCTTGTCCGTGTAGGTCGTCATGCGCTTGCCTTCGCCGGTGCGCTCTGCCTGACCGAGCAGCGTCGGCAGCGCCTGCGTCAGATAGCTGGTCGCCGCGCTTGCCAGCGCGGAGGTCAGCGCGTTCATGTCGCCTTCCTTCGCATAGCCGACGGCTTCGAACACATTGTTCAGCGATTGCAGGCAACTCATTTCCAGCATCGGTTCGGTGACGTTGCCGACCGCGGTGAGGATGTCGGCCAGTTTCATGTTGCCGTTCTTCTCCTGCGCGATCTCGGCGAGGTTGGCTCCGATGAACACTGGCAGCGCCTCCGGCGCCAGCCAGTCGAGCGTGATGCTCTTGCCATTCGGCAGCTCCAGCGCGTAGTCCTGGTGTCCGGTGAGGTCCGCGAATTTCTTCTTCTTGTCGTCACTACCACCGCGGCCGCGCAGTTTCATGCCGAGGATTCCCTCCGCCGCGAGATACACGCCAAGCGCCAGAAGGCCGGTTCCGGTCAGACCTGCGGAGACGTTGTCGATCATCTCTGCCGCGCTCATGTTCCCCTTCGATACCTGCACGGCATCGTAGGTCAGCGATTTCATCAGACCGAGCGGAGAATACTCCACGCCGCGGGCGAGGATGTTCGCCGGCGTCTTGCGGAACGGCAGGACGCCCTCCATAACGGTGCTGACGCCGCGCGTGAATTTGTTCTGGTTCCACTGCGCTCCGCGTCCGAGCTGGGAGATTGCCTGCGAGAAGTCGTTCGTGTCGCGGTAGGTGGCCTTCTGGGCCTCCTTGATTGCGTACTCCCGCGCCTTCGCCAGACCTTCACCCTTGGCGATCTGCTCCGCGCTGATCTTGTTGGCGGCGCAATACTGCGCCAGCGCAAGAGCGTAGTGCGGTTTGGAGAACAGAACGTCTTCCTTGTCCAGCGCGGTGCCGTTGAATTTGCGGACGCCCTCCAGTGCTTTCCCGCCGGTCTTGTTCCACGCCTTGCTCTTCGTGTTCCCGAAAATGCGGCGGCCTTCCTGGATCTCCTTGTTGATCATCTGGCGCTCACTGTACTTGCTTTCGCCGAGTGCTTCGTCCTTGATATTCGCGTAATCATCCCAAGCGGCCTTCAGGAGATCGCCGCGGCCGATGACGTTGCCCTTCGTGCGCTCCAGTTTCCCACCGCTGACGACGTTGACGATGCCCTCGATCGCGGTCGCCGTCAGATCCTTCGCCGCTACGACCGGCATAAATCCGGCGTTGCCGACGACGTTGCGGACGTGCGTCCGGGGATTGCCGAGCATTGCAAGATAGCGCCATGCGTTCCAGCGGTCCATGAAGGTGGTGGGCATCTGCCGGCCGATATCCTTGTAGATGTACGACATGGCCTTGTCACGGGTTTCCTGGTCCTTCGCGTGGAGGAAGAGCTCCGCGAGATCCTCGTCGATCTCCAGTTTCGGTGCCTTGTCGCCGTACTTCTGCTTAAGCTCTTCCTGCAGCGATGCCACGGTCTTCTCTGCGTTGTAGAGCTGCGTCTCCGGATTGAGCTGCTTCAGGATGCGCGTCGCCTGGACGGCCTGCGCGGCATTCCGCTGGTGGGCGACGATGTTCCGCAGGATCGTCAGCGCCGTTTCCGTGTCACCGGCGTTGACCGCGTTGTTGTAGAGCGCCCAGCCCAGTGCGGTGTTGGTCTTGTTGACGACGCCCTTGGAGATGTCCTTCGTCCAGTCGGTGAGCGCCGCGGTCCAGCCTTTGCTTTCTGCGATCCCGTTCGCCTTGTCGATGGCCGCCTCGTCGCTGTACGGCGTGTAGTCGAACTCATGATTCGCCACAAGGTTCTCGATCGTCGGGACGAAGCTCTCCGGCGTAGCGCCGGCTTCGGCGACCGTGCGGACCGTCATGGAGACCTTGGTCTTGTCCGTCGTGCGCTTCGGCATCTGGATCTCGCGGGCGGGCTTTTCGCCGGTCTTGATCGCACCGTGCTGCTCGATGTAAGCATCCAGCAACTCGCGGTCAGACTTGGAAAAACGAATATCTTCTTTCTCCGGATTGAAGCGCTCGGACAACGGAATCACGTTTCCGTCGTCGTCGTAGGTGACGGGTTCTGCGGATTTGGCCTGTGTATTGGAAAACACAATGTATGTCTCTACATTCTCGCGCTTCCCATCAACATACCGGTGCCCGTCATATCCAAGGTGGATGCTGTCATACGGTTTGTTCTTCCCGAGGAAATACCCATCCAGGAGCGCGCGAAGCTGCCCGCGATACTTGTCCTCTTCGACGTGCATCTTATCAAGGAGGGAATTCCACTCCTTGTCTAGCCGCTCATACTCCTCGTCCGTCGTTTCTGCGGCAAACATCTGGTTTTCGATTTCCTGCATCTGGTCATCAATAGGTTTGATAACGCTTTCCATTTTTTTCGCCAGCGCATCGTACCCGTCGATATTCTTTCGATACCAGGCGTTCGCCTCTTCACGGTTCTTGAAGTTAAGTGTCCTACCAAGATTGAGGAACATCGGCATCTGCTTTTTGCCCTCTAGCCCAATATCATGGTCGTTGGTCTTGAAAAAAATACCGTTCGGCGTTTCGCTGTCATTCAGCGCGGCGCCTGGGTTATTGGTGTTGAACACTGTGAAGTCGCGTGCAGTCTGATGCCAAGCCTTGACGGTGTACCCCGCCGCTTTCGCCGCCTCGTCCACCATCTTCTGCGCGGTCTCCATGTCCCCGCGTTCCACGGTGGCGGCATAGTCGGCGTCGCGCTGTGCCATGACTGCATCCGTGCTTCCCCTGCTGGATACAGATTTCTTTACATTTTCAGCATTATGGGGGTTGCTTTTTTCTGCCGTATCGCCTATACTACCTTTAGAAGCAGGCTCATAGGGATGCGAGGTGCTGCCATTGGCTGCACGTTCTCCCGTTTCGGAGCCTGTTTCTGTTTTCCCAAAAACAAACTCCGTGCCATCCGGTGAGAGTACCCGCATGGAATGAACGCGATCCTTATCAGCAAACAACACAGCAACGCCTACATTTCCGGTTTTCCCATTCAGCGTGGCGGGCGCGGCAATCGTAATAGACGGATGCCCATTCATTTTATGGTTTTTGTGTCCGCTGATTATTTCTCCGCGCTTCAACACATATGGTGTAGCGATTGCTGCGGCAGCTTCTTCATCGGTTCCGACATAAGAACGGAGAGATGCGATTGCGTTATCGTCAAACAGGAAAGATACTCCATCAGGGCGCTCAATCTTATATCCAAACCGATTCTTTAATACTTCGTCAAGCTGGACATGATACGATTTCCCTGCGCTTTTGTCATAATTGACCGTCGCAACTGGAGGACTAATCGAATTAATCTCATCCTGATGGGCAATCATCTGGTCCTTTATAGAACTGAAATTGTCTTCGTCCCACGCAATATCGAGATCCAGAATACTCTTGCCATGTTTGTTTGCATACTTTGCGATTCCGTTTGCTGCCCCTTCACTCTCACTAGCATTTGTCACGGCATCCTGATAATACTTCATCATGGTGTCGAGCTTCCCGGCCAGATCAGAATATACCTTTCGCTGGTTGTCCGTCAGGGATCTGCTGTCTTTGCCGGTCAGCGCCTGCCTGATCCGGTCGAGAATGTCGGCGACGACGTCCATGATATGCTGCGCCGCCGTGCTGTTCTCCGCAACAAACTGCCGCATGGCTGCCTCGTTGCCGAGGATGCGCCCGAAGCCGTCGGCCACAATCTCTTCCGGGATCTCTTCTGCGGAGTATTCGTCAATCTGCTTGATCTTTTCTGCCAGCCCGTACTTATCCTCCGACATATTCCGCTTGACGAAGCTCTCAAGATAGGCGTAATCCGATTCGCTCAGCTCGCGGATGCGGTGGACGGATTCATGCACAGCGGTCGTCAGGAACGGGTCGTCGCCGTCCAGAGCGAGGACGATCTCGCCGTTGTCGTAATATCCCTGCGCTCCGCTCTTTCGGACCGTGCCGTCCTTGCCCGTCGTGCTGATCGAATCCACGAACCGCACATTGACGCCAAGCACTTTGCCGATTGTATCCAGCGCACGCTTCTGCGTATACGACAGCTTTGCTTTTTTCGCGTTCTCGTCCTGCACCAGCCCCGGATTCTCCGCCCGCTTTGCGGGCGTTTTTTGCGCCTCTGCTGGCTTCTGCTGCTGGGTGGTGTTGACGGTCGGCTGGGCCTTCTGAACCGGCGCCTGCGCAGCGGCCTGCTGCGTGGGCTGCGTCTCGGGGACAGTGGCCTGCAGCGGCTCGGTCATACCCTGTCTGGCGGCGGTCTGCCCGGCCATATAGGCCGCGTCACGCTGCGACCGCGTCAGCACCGGGGACGTGACAGACTGCACACTCTCTCCGGCCATGCCGGCGTTGTAGGCCTTTGCGACGGCGCTGATATAGGCGGACGGGTTCTGGTCGCCCTCGTAGTAGTCGAGGATCATCCTCGCGCCATCCTCGCTCATGCGGCCGGCCTCGACCTCACCGTCAACGTACTTCTGCACAGTCTCGATGTTGGGCGCCGCCTTCTGCGCCTGCGTCCTCGCGGCCTGCCCCGCGAGATACGCTGCGTCGCGCTGGGTGTTCGTCAAGGTAGACGTGTCGACGCTGCCGATGCTCCTGCCATTCAGTCCGGCGTTGTAGGCGGCGGTCATGCCGCGGATGTAGCTCGTTGGGTTCTGCGTCCCGGTGTAATAACTGTTGAAGATGTTCGCGCCGGTCTCGCTGATGCTTCCCGTGGCCGTCTGGCTGTCGGTGTACTTCCGGATGATGCCGGCGTTCGCGGCCTTCTGCTGGTCGTTCTGCGTCTCCAGCGCGACACGGATCTCAGCGCGGACCTGCGCGGGATCCTTGCCCCGCGTATCGATTCCGAGGCCCTTGATCTGCTCCGGGTCTGATGCGATCTGACGGACGATGTCGCGGTTGACGTCGTTGACGTCCGCCCCGCCCAGCGTGATCTCCGGTGCCGCCTGCACGGGCTGCGGTGCAGCGGGCTGCTGAACGGAAGGCGCCGCCTGCTGGTTTGAATTCGCGCCGTTATCGTACCCGCCGTTGAGGATCGTTCTGATCGCCGCATTTGTCTCGGCATTGTTCGTGCGATTTGCAACAAAATCCGCGCCGGCATTGGCCGCGGTACCGATCCCACCAAGAGCAACGCCGACGACCCAGTCCTCTACGAGCTGCTCCAGTTCGATTTCATCACTGTTTCCGGTAATGACTCTCTCCATCAGAGGATTGAGGAGATCACTGACGACTTCTTCCCATCCTTCATTGAGCATTTCAACGGCTGGAGCGCTGAGTACCGACATCACCCGTCCTGCCACGTCCGGACTAATCTTGTTCAGCACGGAACCGATCGCCTTGTTGACCAGACCAACATCGCCGCTGTCATAAAGCGGGTTGCCGCCGAACAGCTTTTCGGAAAAATACTCAGTCGCCGCGCTCGTCAAGCCAAAGGCAAGCTGCTGATTCGTGTCATACCCTTTTCCACGCGCTTCCTGCGTTCCTCCGCCAAACGAGCGGATCATCATCGGGAGCATACTCCCACCGCCGGTAACGGCGCCCAGGCCAACGTCTGCGGCCATCTGCAGGCCGGCAGTGCCGACATTCACAAGAGTTTTCCCGACAATTCCGAGGCCTTCACTTGCCCGCTGAATATCCTCTGCGCCGCTCTGCGTAAGCTGCTGTGCAGTATCCCGTGCCGCCGTTCCGGTCATCTCGTTTGCCCTGATGCTCTGGTCAAGGATTCCGAGCTGCTCATTATACTGATTGAGCTGCCAAATAGCTTCAGGATCGTTCGCGTATTCCGGGTCGGAATCCATCGCCTTGATCAAGGCGTCCCTTCTTTTTCTGACGTCGGCAGCTTGATCTTCGTACAGTTCGTTTGCGACAGTTCCGCCACGGGCATCAACAAAGGCAGACGGTGCATCCGCCAGCGTGCCAGCGTATTGCTTTGTCGCGCCGGTAAATACGTTCTTCACGCGATCCCAAAGCGTAGGGGTATAGCCCCGTCCGCCACCGGTGCCCGGCTGTGCGGTATGCACGCCGGTCAGGTCGTCGATCGCGGCCTGCCGCGCCGCCTGACGAAGATGATACCGGTCGTGATTGTCCATGCTTCGGCGGGCTTCACTGGAGGCGAGATCTCGCGCCGCCGTCTCCTTTGCCATCTCGGTCAGCGGGTCGGTGTAGCGCTTTGCAGTCTGTCTTTTCTCATACTCCGCCAGATCCCGCGCCGCAGTTTCACGCGCGAGTTCCGTCAGCGGGTCGGTATAGCGCCGTTCTTCTTCTGCACGCCGCGCCTCCTGTTCCTGCAGTGCAAGCTGATGGCGTTCGCGTGCAGCGTTGGTAACATCGGTTTCAATCCTGCCGCCGTTGTTGATAAGCTGTTTCAGCCGGTCTCTTGCACTCATCTCGCCACTCCTTTACTCATAGACTCCAAGGAGATCCATGATAATTTCCAGTTCCTCGTCGCTGACCATTCCGCTCTCGACCGCCCTGTACAAATTATTGAGGGCGCTCTCTCTGCCCCTGCTGCCGTCCGGGTTCTTCTGGATGTTCTTGAGGAGATCAGTCGCCATCTGGGAGAGATCACGGGCGTCGCCGTAGCCTCCGGTGTATGTTGTACCGTTGCCACCTTTGTCGCCGCCGTTGCCATTTTCTTCGCCGCCTACGCCGCTCCAGCTTCCGCCCCAGTATCCGCCGCCGCCAGTCGCCGGCATCACCCCGGTATCAATCGTCCAGGTCTTGCCCAACCTTGTGATCGTGACCGTCGCGCCGTCCGGACTCTTGACCCAATAGCTGCCGTCACCGCCGGTCATTGTCGCGCCGGCAGGTGCGCTCTCGATGAAGGCCTTGCCCTTCGTGCTGCCGATGGTGTAAGGCTCGCTCCCGTCGCTGCTGTATGCATAGAGCTGGTTGCCGCTGTCATAGTTGATGCCGAGGTTGCCGAGCTTTGAGTAGTCGCCGTAACGCGCTGCCAGCTCCGCCTCGTTCCACTGCTTCTCCCAGTCGGTGTCTGCTCTGGAATCCTGGTAGGACCGCTCCTTGTACGCCTGCTCCCACGCGGTATCGGCGCGGGAATCGGCGTAGGCGCGATTCTTGTAATCCCAGTTCAGTTGATCCTGATATGCGCCGTAATCGAAATTCCGGTCGTTCTCCCAGTCGCCGACGGTGTCGCGGTAACGCCCATAGTTGTCGTTCTCCAGCGTGCGGTAGGCGTTCAGGCCGTTCATGAGCTGGTCGTACTGATCGCCGTACCGCCCGTATGCGATCTGGTCCTGCTGGTTCAGTGCATCCAGATTGTTCAGCATCCGGTTGTACTCGTCGCCGTACCGGCCGTAGGCGATCTGGTCCTGCTGATTGAGGGCGTTGAGCGCGTTGATCTGCCGACTGTAATCGTCAGCGTAGCGCCCGTAGGCGTCGCTGTCCGCGCTGCGGAGAACGTCGTAGGCCTGCAGCATCCTGTTGTAGGTGTCTCCGTACCGCCCGTAGGCGTCCTGATCCAGCCCGCGCAGATTGTTGAGGTTCTGCTGCATCTGGCTGCCTTCGTTGAGGTACATGTCGTAGGCGAGGCGATACAGCTCGGGGATCTTGTCCGTCATCTGAGCGTTGTAGTAGTTGTTCGCCTGACCGGCAGCGGTCATGGCCGCGGTGGACGGCGTCCCGCCGGTCATGGCGGCGTACTGTCCCATCACGTCCTCGGACGCACGGCGCCCCTCCCGCGTATACTGCTTCTTGTAGGCCTGATACGCGGGGTCGGTCGCCGGGTCGTAACTGAACGGGTCGCGGTTCTGGATCGCAGCCAGCGCCTCAGCGATCTGGTCTGCATACTCGGACTGGTATGGGCCATAGTTGTTGATGCCGGCGATCGCGTCCTGAAGCTGCTGCCCGTACTGCGACTGATACGGTCCGTAGTTCTCGACCCTGTCCAGCGCCGCGGCGATCCGATCAGCGTACTCGGACTGATAAGGACCATAGTTGTTGATCCCGTTGAGCGCGTCGCTGATTTGCTGAGCGTACTGCGACTGATACGGTCCGTAGCCGGAGATCTGCCCCAGCAGATCGTCGATGTTGTCCTGGTACATCGGGTCGTAGGTCGGCCTGCCGGCGGCCAGATTCACGGTATTGCCGTTGACGTTGGCCGCGCTGTACTGCGGATTCGCGCCATACCCGGTCGTGCCGTAGCCGGTTGTGCCGTAGCCGGTGGTTCCGTAGCCAGTCTGAGGATTCGCAGCATAACCAGTCTGCGGATTGTAGGCGCCCGCTCCGGTAGCACCGCCCTTCTGCCCGGCCGCCGCAGTGCCGCCGGTGCCGCCGCCGACATAATGCGCCACGCCTTTGTCGTCGTAGGCGTAGCCGTAGTTTGCCAGCACGTCCGCGCCGTTGCCGCCGCCCTGGAGGTCGTTCCAATAATCCCGCATCAGGTTGTTGTGGTTGTAGATGTCATTCAGGTAGGCGTCGCCGGTGGCGTAGATGCCCTTGTAGTTATCGGCGATCGTGTTAACACCGCTGCCGTTGAACTGCACGCCTTTCCCGGCGAGATACTGCTTCGCAGCGTCGACGATTTTCTGCGAGGAGGCGGAAAGATTTCCGCCGCCGTTCACATGGAAATTGCCGGCGCTGTCGAAGTACCCGAGGCTGTTGTGCGTATCAGTCGCATCGTTTACGCTGTAAACGGTGTAGCGGCCGGACCTCGGCTCATATCCGACATTGCCGGAGTATCCTTGCTGGATGCCGGGAACGGTGAAGTCACCGGAAGCATTGACGGCGGCCTTGTTGTCATACGCCGCGTAGTCGCTGTCGAACGGCGACCACATGAGGTCCGCGCCGGCAGCCTGCTGATTGAACACACGCCCGTCGGATGTCGTGTAGTACGATCCGACCGGCACGGGATTCCGACCCGCAGCATCGGTATAGGCATTGCTGCCGATAATGTAGCAGTCATGCTTGTTCCCGTAGGCGTCAGTGTAGGTGCCACGGTACGATCCGGTGGAAGTCGTGCCTGCCGCGGTGGAGGAACCGCCGACCGTTCCGGTTGTCTTATTGCCGATCATGCCAGCGCTTGTCAGGCGGCTGATCAACTGATTCATGCTGCTGTTTTTTCCACTTGACGGCGCGGTTGCTGTCGTCAGCTTCCCGTTGCCGACGTCCTGCGCGGGATAGGTGGTCAGTGCGCCGTTTCCGACGTTCGTTCCCTCGCCGCCCGTAGAGATTGAAGGCTCGTCTTTATTTGCTTTGCCGGTGACGCTGCTCACGGCGCTCTGCGCGGCCTTATTAATAACCGAAGATCCAGACGACTGAGCGGCCTGCACGATCTTTCCAGCCTGCGCCAGAAGCTGCTTTTTCTTTTCTTCTGCTGTCATATCGCATCACCCACCCTTTCTGCTAGTCTGCTCCACGAGCGTTTCGATCTGGATCGCGTAGAGCTTCAGCACGCCGCTGCCAACCATGCTCAGCGCAAAGCGGTCGCAGCGCTGGATGCTCAGCGGAACGTAGGCCACAGCCTTATCCGTCGCCGGCAGCGTCAGCGCGGTTCCCCGTCGCGGATCCCCATCGCAGACGACCGTCACGTCGACGTCGTTGTCCGCCTCGTAGCGAAACCACAGCCGCACGGGATACTTTGAGCCGAAGGTGTCAAAATCAAAATCCGCGAACTGAATCTCGTAGTCGATCTCCTCCGGCGTCCCGGCGCTCTGCACGGCCCACAGCGTGTTCCGCACGGAGCCGCCGTCCGGAATATCGATGCTGACCGCGGCGAGCCGGTTGTTGTAGCGGAAGACGTACTTGATGTAATACTGCCCGTGCCGTTCGATGTGCCACATCCCGCGGCGCTGATCGTAGGTGAAGATTCTTCCGTACTGGTCGTCCTCGTAGCGCAGATAGTATTTGTACCCGTCGGCGAATCCCACGGCGGCAAACGAGCCGGTGATCAGGTCCCCCAGCGGGTCGGAGATCGGCGTCGGCACGCCGCCGGTGTACTGCATCACGCCGAGCCGGGAAAGATAAAACAGCGTCTCATTGGCCAGCGCCAGCGTCGCGCCGCAGACGCAGCCCTGAACCGCGTTGTATTTCACCTCATAGTTGCTCGGGCGGCTGCCGTAGATCTTGAATACGCCGTCCTCCTTGAAGAAGGTCGGGTAGCCCATGAACGAGATGCCGCAGGTGAAGTCCCCGAAGGTCGGGACGTCCACTGCGTAGGAATCCGTTGAAATGCCGTCAAAGTTGTTCCAGTTCTTGAAGTCGCCGAGCTTCGACGCGTAGATCGTCTTGTCCTTGTATCCCCAGACACGATTTTCATGCACGAACAGAAAATCAAGGTCCGGGATCTTCCGCGAAATAGTCGCCGACGTCGGCGTGCTGGTCTTCTCATCGTCGAAAGTGTGCTCGTAGAACACGAGCTTGTACGGTCCGGTCTCTCGAATGACCAGCGTCCGCTCCGTCGGAAACGCAGCGCCTGACAGCGTCACGGAGTCGCCGACGGAAAAGTCATTCTCGATGTGGTAGTTCGCGCCGAAGGTCGAAATCGTGTTGGCCTCCGCGGCCACTCCGCCGTAGGTGCCGTCGATGATTGTGACGTTCTTCGTCACGGTTTTTTCGATGTCGCCCATGATGTCGCCGACGTCCTGCCACGCGGTGCCGTCGAAGGTCTTGCAGGTCGTGCCGTTGTAGTAGACCTTGCCCGTCACGACGCTGGCCGGAGGCGGCACGGAGAACGAGCTGATCTTCGCGGCGACGTCGGTGCGGATCCACTTTTTGGACGGCATCAGCAGCGCAAACTGATTGAACGGCGTGATCGTCTGCAGCGCGTTGAACGATGCAGCGATTGTGAAGTTCCTGTACCCGATCGACGTTGCGCCGATCGTGATCAGGTCGTTCTCGCCAGTGTCGATCTGCAGTGCGCCGTACCGACCGGGAAAGCTGTCGACGATCCTGTGTTCCGCCGGGCGAGACACGAGGACCGGATATTCATCGTCGACGATGTTCATGTCCGACCAGATGTCGCCGTTTCCCGCGGCGATCCGGTGGAAGATCCCATTGAATTTGGAAAAGGGGATTTTCGCGGCTCCGTTTGTATAGTTGATCTGAGGCAGCATAATTAACCTCCCAGTGCTCTGATTCTCGCGTCCAGGACGCTGATCGCGTTGTAGATCGGGCTCAGCATCTCGTTCAGCGACGCTTCGTTGAAGTTCTCCGGGCCGAGGTTAGACAGCGTGAAGCGCATCTGCTCGCCCATCTGATGAAGATTGTCGGCGAGCACCTGGATCTTTTCGTCGGTGCTGCCGTTAAGGTTCGGAGAGTAGGTTTCGATAAAGGACAGCCCGTTCATACATTCACCTTCCGTTCCAGGTCCTCGTAGAATTTCCTTACGTCGCCGTTGCCGCCGCGTGTGAGGTATTCCCTGCCGGCGATCAGGCGCTCGCTCATCGGCATATCGCTGTCCATGACGGTGAGGCGGAGCAGGGAGAGATACTGCAGGTCGTTGTGCGCTGAGAGCTTGTCGACCTTGCTCTCGATGGTGTCAAGCCGCACTTGGATCCCGCTCTTCTTCTGCGCTCTGCGCTGAATCCACGCGATCACCGCGTTGACGAGCGCGAGCAGCAGCGACGTCGCCGACGTGATGATTGCGATCATAACGCCGTCACTCATGCAGCCTCGCCTCTTCCTTGTAATAACGTGCCGAACTGACCTCCAGCGTCGCGGCGAGGAGCGTGGCCACAGCGACAACGGTGTCGTTGACCTCGCTGCCACAGGGCAGACCCCAGATTTTCGTCAGGGCGAGGTAAAACAGACCGAGGCTGGGGAGCCAGCGCTGGACTTTTGATAGGGTGTCATAGACCGTGTTCGTAAGCATTTTTCAACCCTCCTTTATGATACACCGCCGCCGTTATCATCGCTGCTATTTGTTGTCGGATAATCGTCCGCTGTTTCCGCATACAACGTATGGCTTGTCGAAGGATCAAAGAGATAATACCCGGCGGGGCCGAAGCCTGTTGCTTCTGTCGTGAGGAAGTACATCATGACCAAGAAGTAGTATCCAACGCCGTCCGTGTCGGTGTAATGGATGAGTACAGGCCCCGTTGCCAGATCGGAGAAGACAGTTCCTGCCGTTTCTTGAAGAGTGAGTACCTCGTTTCCCCCTTCGTCAAGCTCATAGGTTGCTTCTACCACCCGCACACCGCCGCTCGGCGCAGCCTTCGCCCATTCACCCTCAACGACGGTCAGCACATCGCCGTTGTCGTCCGTGGTCACGACAGGAAGAGACGAACCACCGGAGCCACCGCCGTTGCGGGCGATTTCGTCAAGATAAGACTCGATTCTGTTTTCAGGATATTCAGGGATCATTTCATAACCTCCTTATTCTACGCGCCACCCTGTCACGTCAGGCGCCCACACGTTATTGTCAAGCGTGCTGACGTACACCGCGTCATCCGCGGTCGGGAAATGAACCTTATCGCCGGTCATGTAGGCGTCCTGCGCTCCGGTCGGCTGCCGCCATACCGGGATCTCACCGGGATAGGCGACTTCCGTCCACAGCGCCGGGGTCTTGTCTGGCTCCCATCCGTCCTGTGTAGTGTGCGGCTGGACGCACTTGTAGAGCTTCGCGTCAAACTCATACCGCTCGTCTGCGGCGACCACGATGCCGACCTTCCACGCTGGAAACAGCGTCACGGCGGAAAGCGCGTCAGTATCGGAGAGAGACGCTGCGGCCTTCTCGATCATGGCGCGGAGCTGTCTTGCTCTTGCTTCAGTAATCATTCAGCTTCCTCCCCCACAATGATCTCCAGAAGTTCCTCCGCGCTCGGCTCCACGGGATCGCACTGGATGTCGGTTTCCTCATAGGTGAATCTGCATGGGATCGTGTTCACTGCGTCGTTCCACAGCGTGTCGGTCTCGATCTGCCGCAGCTTCACGCCGAGGTCGGAGTATCGGCGCTCGACCGCGCCCAAAGATTCAATGATAATCATACTGCGACCTCCTTATGCGCTGAACGGCGAGACGTTATCAGGCCACTCCAGCGTGTAGATTTCGACATGATATGTGCCGTCAATGGTTCTTGAGTTGTTGCTGTTGTACTTCGCCTCAATCACAACATCACCATTATTCTTTAACTTCGCCGCATACACGCCATAGCCATATCCTGACATATTGAATCCGAGGCCCACCCACGCGTCATTGTTATACGAATTCACATGACCCGCCATAGTTGTCAGGTCAGTGGTTTGTTCATTTGCCGCTTTTTCGTTGATAAAAAACACATCCGACCCGTAAAAGTATCCGTTTCGCTTCCCGGCTTTATCTCTAAGACGAACGTACACCATCTTCGCACTCGTCCACGCTTCAGCCCCGGCCGAAATCGTCCCGACATCCGTCGCGCTCGTACTGCTTGTACTGACCGTGAAGTCCTGCTCGGCGAGCTTCGTCCACGGGGAAGATGCGCTGCCCTCAAAGGATCCTGTCACACCAAACAGCTCTACGTCCTTTTTGATATTTCCGGCGACGAGATTTGCATCGCCCTTGACGGTCTGCGCTCCTGCAAGATACTGCCCCGCCGCGATCGTCTGATCCGTCGTAGTCGGCGTGTACGTCGCCGCGCTTTTTGACGTGATCGTCCCCTCCGCTTTGCTCCCGTCCGCGATGTACGCTGTTTTCGGCGCGAGGATATCTGCCGCCGTCGCCGTCGCGTCGGAAGGATCGATGCCTCCGCCGCCGCCATTTGCGATTGCATCAAGGTATGCCTCAATCCGCGTTTCCGGGTATTCCGGTATCGTCATTATTCATTCCTCCTAGTCAAGCAGGCCGCTATGATCCTTGCTGTCCTCCGGTCCGAAGATCCGGAACAGCACCGTCGCCAGCTCCGCCCTTGTCACATAGTCGTTCGGCCGTCCGTCGCGGATCAGCCCCTGCGCTTCTGCCCAGGCCATCGCCTCGGCATACCACGGCGCGGCCTCCGCCTGGCTGTCGCCTGTAGCCTCCTCCGTCCCCGCAGGGGCGGGGCTTGCTCCGCCCGCCGCCTCCGGCATCCAGAGCCCCGCGGCGGCAAGGTCCTCGCAGGTGTCCAGGTCCACCGCCGCGCCGATCTTCTCCGCCATGGCGACGGCGTCCGGGCTGCCCTGCCACTGGTATTGCCAGACGCCCGCGTCCTCGGAAAAGTACGCCGACCATGCCACGCACTGCCAGAGCCTTGCGCAGCTCCCGCGGTCGTGCAGGAACTCCACCAGCTTCAGCGGCCCGTAGGCGCCGGCAGAATACTTCGCGCCGAGAACGGTCTGCGCGGACTTGATATAGTCCTCCGCCTGGATCAGGTCCCTGTCCGGGATGTTGTAGTCGCAGGCGAAATAGATGCACGTCCCGCTCGGAACGCCGAGCGCCTCCGCGGCGCTTTTCGCCCGTGCCGCGTCATAGGCGCCCTGCGTCGCCCCGCGGCCCATGGCCTCCGCGTCCAGCTCCCAGCAGAGCAGGATCGCCAGCCCGGCGGAGCGCAGGACCGAAACCTCCTCCGACGTCAGTGCCCAGCGGCCGGCGAGGTAGCGCCCCACGAAGGAGACGCCCTCCGCCGTCAGTTTCTCCGCCTGCGCGGCGGTGATCGCCGCGGCGGTGTCTACGCCCTGGTACGTCATGCCTCAGCCGGTGCGCGGTGGTCGTCGACCTCGGTCTTGAACACCTCGCCGCGGTCGGTCTCCACGCTGCAGGCCACATAGTCGAGCGTTTCGGACTGCCCGTAGGCATAGGTGCTCATGAAGGCGTGGTACTGATGCATCGCCTCGTCATAGGTGTTTTTGGTATGCGCGTTGTTGTCCCACGCGTCCGTCTGGCCGTTGTGCTTCTTCTGGTTGACAAAGTAGACCATTGATATAACCTCCTTAAACGTACTGATACCAGTATCGAATGAAAAAATAGTGGTCGGTTCTCGCGGAGACCCATCTTCCCCACGGATACAGCGTAAGCGCATTGGGCGCGTAACCCGCGGCATAAGCGTATGCACAATTCTCATGATAAGCCAAGTTCCGATAAATATTTGCCGAATCGGACGGGTCGGATGTTGCGCTTGTGGTGATTGCGACTCCAGTCGGTTTCGCGTTGTGGTATCCAGCGTTCACGGAAATACCGTAGATAGTACCGGCTGGAATCTCTATTACTTCATCGGAAATATAGGTAAATGTGTTTGCGGCTGAACTTACGTCGTAACGGGGAATCGAAACCACGGTCGGCTCGTTCGGAATCGCGCTGAACGTCCAGCCGTTGGCATTGTTCCGTCTGCAGAGAACCACTTTGAACTGTCCGCCGGGCGAAAGAATGACGCTGGCATAATTCCCGGTTGAACCGGCCTTATCGAGCCAGCCGTCGTAGTCATATGACGCGGTGAACGGCGCGACTGTCGCGTTTGGCGTGACGCGGATGAATTTGCAGGAATTTGTCGGCATCGCCGCCAGCGCGGTATCCAGCAGCGTCGCCAATTCAGACAGCGTTGAAAATGTTCCAAGCTTATCCGAAACGAATTTATCCGCAACCGCCGCGGACGTGATCAGGTTGTCCGTGTGGGAGCTGTTCGGCGTGTCGTCCACGGCCTTCACCGTGACCGTGCTGCCGTTCCCGGCGAGAACGCCGCGCAGCGGCGTCACGGTGCTGTTCGTAATGAGATTCGGCCCGGAGACCGACTGGACCCATTCCGCCTCCGTCCCGGTGTAGCCGTGCTTGACGGCGAGGGCGTATGCGCTGAGCCAGAACCACGGCCCGGGGAAATTGTCTTCCGGGATCACCGTGACGCCGCTCCCGCCGGCCTTCTCCGTTGGGAAGCCGGGCCGGCAGGGCAGCGCCTGCGTCCGCTGCATGAAGGCGCGGAAGTCCGCCAGCACCTTCTCCGTCATGACGCGCTCGTTCTCGTAGCGGTCGTACTCGCCGTTTGTAAAATAGGTCTGCGCCGCGAGGTGGTGGACGTACAGCCCGTCCCACGGGAACGGCACTAGCAGCTCGCAGCTCGTATCGTCCGCCGGGTCGTAGGGCGCCCACGCCTCCGTGCGGTAGAATTCAAAGGCCAGCCGCCCGTCCAGCTCGCTCAGCCAGCGGACGAGGACGCTGTTGTCCACGACCTGCCCGGTGAGCGCCGTCGCCTGCGCGATGGCCTCGCTGATCAGCATATGATTATCATCTCCTCTTATGGAAATGCGCGGCACCGTGGCGGGGTCTCCGTTCGGTGCCGCGCCGTGTCGCGGCCTGCCGCTGTCCGGCAGTGATGGTCACGCGGTGGTATTTACTTCTTCCGCTTATAAATCGACTTTCCCTTTCCGCTGACGTTTCTCGTGCGGGATCTGGGGATTGACTTCGGTTTGCTCTTTTTTTACCACAAGATCTCTCCTTTCTACAGATCCGCCAGTGCCTTTCGGCTCGCGTTCTGCGCTCTGGTCTGGGTCTCCCAGGCGGCGCGTTCCTGCTTCATGGCGTTGTTGTACGCCTCGACAAACTTCCTCCGGACCGTCACGGTCTCGCCGGGACGGATGCGGATGAACTCGCCGTTGACGCCGATCAGGACGGGCTTGCTGTCCGGTCCGCTCATGGGGACCATGAAATCCACCAGCTCCTCTCCGCGGTCGATGACGTCCTCATTGGTTTCGGTTGCTTTCGCCATATGTTCTTCTCCTTTCTGTCCGGGGGCGGGATCGCGCCCGCCCCCCTTCGTTTTGTTACGGGGTCGCGCTGGACTCGATTCTCACGAGGTACTGCTGCACCAGGATCTTCGCGGTCTTGATGGCCTTCCAGCCGACCGTGGCACGCTGGTTGAGCGGGTCGCTGGAGCCGCCGGAGCCGAGGGGCTTGACGATGTGCTCCAGGCCGCCGTTGGCGACCTTGGTGGTGCCGTAGGCGTCGTCTGCGATGATCAGGGTGGAGTAGACGTCGATGCCGCCCACGCCCGCGTCCTCGCTGTACAGCAGGGTGTTCGCGCTGATGGTGGCCGAGGCGCTCAGCGTCAGGGACGCGCTGCCGGCGTCGCCCGCGGTGGCGCTGGAGATGGTGACCTCGGTGGCCGCAGTGCCGACATAGACCTTCGTGCCGGCCAGCGCGGTCGCCTCGGCGGAAGTGATCTTCTCCTTGACGGCCACGGTGGTGGAGGCGCTGACGTTGGTCTTGACGGTCAGATAGGGCTTGCCGCCGGCGAGCGGGGTGCCGTGGAATACCTTGGCGCGGGTATTCTCCACGAAGCGGACGCCGTAAAGCTTGCCGATCTCGCCGTTGTAGATGTCCTGCGTGTCGACGTACTCCTTCGGAGACAGCCATTCGGGGTCTTTCATCAGGTCGTAGGCCACGTCGGGGTGAATGATGCCGACATAGTCGCCTCGGATCTTGGGCGCATCCTGGCGCTTCAGAGCGCGGACGGCACGCTTGATGTCGTCGACCTGCAGGTTATAGTTCGTGCCAGCGTTCGTGTAGGACAGAGCGCTGCGGCTGGAGGGCGGCGTGGTGTTGGCGACGCCGGAGGTCTTGCCGATGGCGTACATGACGTTGGTGCCCGCGTTGATGATGTCACGGGTGATGGTGTCCAGCGTCTCGCCGGCCTGGCGGGCGATGAGCTTGGTGGCCTCGTTCACGACGGGGTCGAGCGCGGTCATGTCCAGAACGTCGGAGGTGGTGACGTAGCCGCCGTACTGGCTGACCGTCGCGGTCATCGAGTTGACGGTGAGGTCCTGGCCTTCCGGGGTCACGCCCTCGGTGAGGGGCGCGGTGATCTCCGGCAGGGGGTCGAACTGGCGGAACTCGATCGTCTTGCCGTTGTTGGCAGGAATATCGCGCTGCTGGCCGAACTGGTCGTGGACCAGCTCCGGCTGCGCCAGGACGATCAGGGCCTTGTCCCAGAAGGTCTTGTTTTCTGCGGACAGACCGGCGCTGCCGGTGGTGTTGGTGTTCAGCAGCACGCCGGACGTGCCGGAGCCGCCGTCATAGGTGGGCATAAACATCGTGAGGTCGATGTTGAGAAGATTGTACATTTGATTTCCTTCCTTTCTTGATGTGGAAGGATCAGCCGAATGTGACTTTCCTTCCGTTTGAGAGTTGTTTCAGGACTTCGAGAACGTCCTGATCGGAAAGTTTGGAGACGTCGTCCTTCACCTGGAAGGCGGGCGTGGCCGCGGCGCCGGCTTCTGCCGGTCTGGTGCCGCGTGCCTTGATGTTGTCCGTGACCGCCTTCTGCGTCTTTGCTGCGGTCTGCGCCGCGATCTCGTCCGCGAAGGCCGCCTTGTAGGCGTTTTCCATGGGGTAGTTGTTGCGCAGCAGCAGCATGAACGTCTCGTTCTGCTGTGCCCGGTCGAGGTCGAACTCCGGATAGGTCTGCTTGACCTGCTCGGCTTCCGCCTGCCACTGCTGATAGCGGCGCTGGGCGAGGAACTGCGCCTGCTGGTTGCGCTGAACGGCGAGATACTGCCGGTTCTGCCGTTCGAGCTGCTGCATCTTCTGATACTGCTCGACGGTCATCCCGGCCTGATCTGCCGCATCCTGCCAGTACGCCCGGTCGCCTTCGATGGCCTGCATGAGCGCCGCCATGTCGCCGTTGGTGCCGTACCGCTGGTCCAGCAGATCGATCACCGGCTGCATACTCTGGATCTTCGCGTCCGTATCGCGGAATCTCCGGTTGATGAGCGCCTGTGTCGCCTCGGTGTACTGGTCTTTAAACTCCCCTTTGATGAGGTCTTTGAACTGCTTGCCCTTGTCCACGGGATGGGGCTGCGTCTCCTGCTGTACCTCTGCCGTCTGTTCCGGCTGTTTCCCGTACAGCACTTCGCCGGCGGGTGCTTCCGCCGCCTGCGCACCGCCGTCTCCTGCCGGGGCGCCGCCTTCGCCGCCGCCTTCGCCGAACATGGAGAGATCGATACGCAACAGATAGATGGTGTCTTGGAGCATTTCTTCTCCTTTCATAACGCGGGGTTTTGTCCGGCTCCCGTGAGGCCTGGATTCACGCGGCGTTTTATGCCCGCCGTGACGGCAAGCGGGGTTTTAAGGCAATCCCGGAACCTGAGTTTCTACTATGACGGAGACATCCTCCGGCGCCGCCTGCTGGATCTGCAGCAGCCCGATCACGGTCAGGTCCATGACCGCCCGTGCGCCGTCCTGCTCCGGGAAGACGATCACGGCCTTCCCCTTCTCCAGCGAGATCGTCCCGCTGTGGTTGTGCACCCAGCCTGCCAGCGACTGGATCACCGCGGAGACCGCCGTGCAGCTCGTCCCCGTGCCGGCGTGGCCTTCGGAGACGACGCTGTAGCTCTCGCCGTAGCGGCAGATGATGCGCGTCATGCGCCGCCCTGGACGTGGGGCTTGGACCGCGCAGCCAGCCGCTGGCCATAATCGGTCATGGGCGTGTTGGCTTTCATCGTTTCCCGCGTCATGCGGTCCGCCATTCCGCCGCCGCCTGTGACCGGCTGCGGCTGCGCCCCTTCCGGCTGGGCCGGCTGCTGCGGCTGCGGGATCGGCTGCCCCTGCATCATGCCGAGCTGCTGCTGCATCATCTGCATCTGCTGCTGCATCTGCTGCACGATGTTCATCAGTGTTTCGCCCTGCTGGACGTACTGCGCGATCTGCTCCTTGCCCTCGAACTCCATCATCTGCAGGGCGCCCATGGCCTCCTGCGCCCGGTTCGGGTCGAAGAAGCCCAGCCCATACAGTTCCTTCGCCCGTTCGTTTGCTTCCATCGTGCTGAACGGGTTCTTTTTCTGTGCCTTGATCTTCAGGTCGAAGATCGGCTTGCGGTACAGCGTCTCGCCCATGGCGTCCACGCCGACCGGCTGGTCCTGGATCTGCGCGTTGCTGAATTCCACGAACTGATACTCCTCGCCCTGCCCGGCGATCCGGAAGGCACGCTGCTCGTCGTAGAACTGACGCATCAGTTCGATGCACAGTTTCGAGATCTCCGTGTGCGCCCGGTAACTGGCGGAGATGAGGTCGCGGCTCGTCTTGTTCCCGGCCTCCTGCAGCGCCGCGATGGCCGCCGCCGCCGTGACGCCGCTGCCGGCGGAGCCGCCGCTGTTGACGTCGCGGTTGCCCGCCGTGTCCTTCAGCTCCTCGATCTTCTGGTTCATGACGTCCAGATAGACGGAGGAGATCTGCGCCACATTGATCTCCTGGATGCGGGTGTCGCTCAGCTCGCCCTCGACCGGAACCATCGGCTGATTCCAGTCCATGAACTGCTCCGGACGGATGTTCGTGCTCGTGCTGCAGAAGAATCTCGGTTTTGTCGCCATCATGGAGGATTCCAGGATGTTCGCGCTCAGCTTATCGATGTACATCTGCGGGTCTTTGCAGATGGCCACATAGCCAAATCCGACCGGCGTGCCCTTCTCCGGGAAGAGCGTATCAAACACGACCGGGTACTGCCCGTGGTCGTAGTATCCTCGCTCGGCGTACTCCGGCTCGTTCTCGGACGCATACAGCAGGATGTCCTCGCAGAATTTCGCATAGTGCAGGACGCTGCGGCCGTTCCGGTTGACCTTGTAGTACCAGTCGACCACGACGCTCTTGTCTGTCGTATCGACCGTGTCGTCGTAGTAGTATTCCTTTACGTCGATCGTCTTGCCGCCGAAGTGCCCCTTGTGCTCCGGATACTGCTGGTCAAGGATCTCCGTATCCACCAGGTCAACGATGAAGAGGTTCCTGCTCTTCTGAATGTCCGTGATCCCCGGCTCCCAGAAGATCTTCAGCAGGTCGATGCCGCGGATGTCGATGTCGCCCAGCCCGTTGTCCTTCTCCGTGTTCCAGAACACGCCGTAGACCGCCGTGCCGTGCTTCAGTTTCTCCCAGGAGGTGTCCGCGTAGGTGTTGCTGAAGTCGTTGTATTCCATGACCACCGGCAGCACCTGCGAAAGAACTTTGGCGCTCTCGCGGTCGCTCTCTTCTCTCGGCAGCACGACCGGCTCCGGATAGTTGTCCATCACGTCGGCGTGCTTATTGAGGATCGTATTGAACAGCCACGCGCTGCTCGGCTCCGGCCACTGCAGCTTGCCGCAGGTGCTCCGGTTGCGCCGCAGCGTCTCCCAGTGCCGCAGCTCCCACCACAGCTCGTCTTCTACGACGCGCTGCTCCAGCATGGATTTGCCGCTCTTATATTTCCGCAGGGTCTCCGTGGCCTCGGAGATCTCCTCCTGGCCGATCGGCATCTTCGGCTCAGGGCCTTTTCGGAACGCGCCGATCAGCGGCATCGTGCCCGGCCCCTTCGCCGTGGCCTGCGCCAGCGCAGCGGCAGCCATAGCCCGCTCGCCGTCCACGCTGTTCGCCGCGTCCATCGTTCGGTTGAACATGGGCATATCAGTAATCCCTCCACCAGTCGTTTTTGCTCGGCCGATCCGTACTGAGCGGATCGAAGCCCCTCGGCGGCTCCGTCTTGACCACAGGCGCCGGCACCGGGTTCTTCATGCAGACATACCGCAGTTCGTCGTAGATGTGGTCCTCTCCGTCCGTGTCGATGTCCTCCACGTCGCTCTCGTCGTAAACGAGCGCCGGTACCGTCCGGATAAAGTGCTTGCAGGTCGAGAACACCTGCAGTCTCGGATAGCCCTGCGCGTCGAACGCCAGCCGGTGATGCACCTGCATCTTGCCGTCGATCCTCGCGTGGTCTCCGCGCTCGAAATAAACTCGCTCCCGCTCCATCAGCGCCCCGATGCTCTCCGTGCCGTCGCTGCCCCAGATCGCGGGGTCTCCGACTCTATGGATCGTCCGGCCGCGCAGGTTCGGGTCGTCGTTCTCGATCTCCCTGATCTTTCGCGCCACGGCGCCAGGCTCCATCCGCACGCCTTCGTTCGGCGTTCCTGTACAGCCATAGTATTCCCGGATGCGCACCATCCTCCGGTCGCGGTTGACCGCGTACCAGCCGACGCTGAACGGCCTCGAATAGCCCCAGTCCAGTGCGCACCAAATGCTCCAGTCCGCCGGCACCGGGAACGGATCGATCACATGAGTGTACTTGTGGTCCGCATAGTGCTCCGGATCGTTGCGCCACTCGGTGAACACCTGCCCGCTGAAACTGTCCCAGTCGCCGTACAGCAGCGCCCTGCGCTCCGCGTCCGGCATCGACGCCAGCCTTTGGACGTACATCGGGTCGTTCTGCAGCAGCGCGGGATTGTCAAACACGGAGGACGGTACGAAGATCCTCTTTTGTATGCTCTCATGCACGGCGCCGGAAGGATCCCGCCATGTGATCGTCTCCGGGATCGGCGTCATGGGCGGCGCCGGCGTGATGAATCGTTCCTTCACCCAGCCGTGGCCGATCCCGCCGGGGTTCGCCGTGCTCCGGATATAGACCCGCGTTCCAGGCCCGTTCGGCCGGTTGCGGGAGAACAGGTAAATGTACTCCTCGAAATTGAAATGCGTCAGCTCATCCAGTCCGATAAAATCAAACGCCTGCCCCTGATACTTCAGTTTGTCGTTCGTGTGCTGCATGGAGCCGAAAACGATCTTCGCCCCCGTAGGGAAGCGCCATGTGTGCTCCGATGCGTTGTATCTCGCCTGCGGAAATGCGGCCGGATAATACCGCTCGCTTTTCTCTATCAACTCCATGAGCTGCGGGAACGTCTTTCGCAGAATCAGCGCCTTGTAGTACGGGATGTGGACCTGCCGCAGCGCCTCGGTCACCAACGCGTCGCTCTTTCCGCCGCCGGCCGCCCCGCCGTAGAGGGCTTCATACTCCGGCCGCTCCATGAAGATCCGCTGCCGTTCCTGCGGCTGCCAAACGATCTTACTCATGCTTCACCGGCGGGATCAGCACCACGCCGCCCTCCGGCATATCGACGCTGACGCGCTCGCTGAACATTGCCAGGTGCTTCCCGATCAGCTCCAGCGCCTTGATCTTGTTCGTGTACTTCAGCCGGCTGGTCGGGCAGTCGTTCGCATCGTCCGCTGCGATCTTCATCAGCTCTTTCAAAACAAAATCTGCGGTGACTTCGGTCCTCTCCTGCTGCCGCTTCCTCGCTTTGGTCAGTGCCTCCTGAATGGACGGTTTTGACAAGTTCTCCGTGGCCATCTGCCTGGCGGTCTTTTCGCTGTATCCGGCCCGGATCGCCGCCTGCGTCGCGTTGAGGTCGATCAGATATTCACTTACGAATCGCTCCTGCTTCGGCGTCAGTTTGGACGGCATGCATACCACCTTCCTAAAGTGGCAAGCCAGGTCCCACCCTCAACCTGCTAGGCGCTCGCCTTTTCCCCACCGGCCAGCACGCAGGAGAAGAGACGTGCCGTACCGGGCAACCATTGATAGTCTTACGCATATCACGCTATCACAAAAAACAGCTTTGAAGGTCTATACTTTCGCCGGCTAAGCCCCCGGCGAAAATTTTTTTGCCTTTTTCGCATTTTGTGCTTGACAACTCCACTCGCTGGGTGTACCTTAGTGTCAGGAGGCCACCCATTGAGTGCTATTTTGAAAGGAGATACAACCATGAAGCTCAAGTCATTCGATAAAGTCAACACGGCCGTCAGGACCAAATACAGCGTGCAGGACCGCAGCGGCAATCCCATTGATTTCTTCGTTGTCGATTACCTGGCCCCACACGGCAAGGACAACGTCCTCAAGAAGCTGGACCTGATCGACAGAGGCGCCGACATCGTTTTCGTCTCCGCCAGCGCGACGGACGCCGACTGCCTGTTCCTCACGGTCGCCGTCTGAATCTCTGAATCGCAGAGTGACGGGGCTTCGGCCCCGGTAATGCGGGAGACCCGGTCACAACCCCGGGCGAATGAAAGGAGAACGAACCATGGTTACGAAAGATCAGGAGAGAGCTGCCCTGGAGAAGATCCGGAAGATCATCGAAGGGCTGGGCGAGGACAGCTACGTCGGCATGGCGTTTGAGGGCTGCTTCGAGGTCGCCCGGGACAACATCGACAACGACTGGGGCTGCTCCATGAAGCAGAGAGCGGAGATCGCCGAAAAGAGCGCCGCCATCGCCGACCAGAAGTGCGAGGCGCTGAAGCAGGAGGCTGCCGAGCTGCGGAAGCAGAACGAGATCATGAAACAGAAGGTCCTCTCCCAGGAGGACATGAGCGCGATCTCGAGCATCCTCTCCTTCCAGAGCTACGAAATCGACGCGAGCATCAACAACGCCGCCGAGGCGATTGTGAATTACGCGGACGATCCGAAGAGCAATGCCTTCCAGGAAGCGGTCCAGCAGCACAGATACGATGTAAAGCGGAAGGGCTGCATCGTTGCCCTGCAAAAGCGGGTCGACGACGCGAGGATCGCCGGGATCTAACCCGGCGGTCCCCCACGCAGAGTGCCACGCCCTTCGGGGCGCGTAATGCGGCAGGCCGGTCACAAGCCCGGCCAGAAAGGAGACAGACATGGCAAGAATCACGAGTGAAAAGGTCCTGATGGACCGCGTAGTAAAGATGCTCCCGAAGGGCGTTCCCGCTTCCGCTATCGAATCGGTCGAGTGCGATCCTTGGGACGGTGAAAACGGCGGCGGAAGCTACTGGGTCTACCTGAACGACGGATGGACCTGCGACATGGGATGCCACACGATCCACGAGGATACGCTGGCAGATCTGAAACCGGTTGTCCAGTCCATCGAACCCTGGCCCGATGATCCGGCGCTGACGCTGCACAACGGCTACACGAGCTACAAATGAAAGGAGATCACCATGAACATCGAGAAATGCAAGAACTGCCCGCACTTCAAGAGCTACTACCACGGCTTCGGCGTCGGCTCGCTCATGTTCTCCCACCGCTGCTGGTGGACCGGCCGAGATCCCGCCGACATGGCCGACGAGGACTGCCGGAGATCCGGAGACGAGGACGACAGGAAGGAGGCCTGAACATGTACTACGCCATCGAGAAGATCGGCTATGGCAAGCGCACCCGCTGGTGCATCAAGGAGGTCTACCCCACCGGGATCACGGTCCCGGTGGACGGCAAGACCTACAAGACCGAGGAAGCCGCCAGAGCTGCGGCTGACGAACAGGGCCTGGTGATCGAACGTGTTGGCGACCTGTGGGAAATCATTTGACTCCCACAGGCCCCCGGGCTTATACTGATGGAAAGGAGAGGTTTTCATGGAAACAATCCATCCCCTTGCTAAGATCCTCGTAGACTCGTTCAACGAGGCCGGCATCAATACAGACGACCTCAGCTTCTATGACATGATGGGCATCATATGGGCGAGCAAATACGACAAGGAAGAAAGAGAAGCATACGACCTCGTTCTTAAAGCCCTCACAAAGGACGTCGTAGCGGCAATCAAAACAAAGGAGATGATACCGTGACGCACGACGAGATCCTGCAGGTCCCCTTCCGGGATCTGCTCAGGGAGATGGGCCTGAGTCAGACAGCCTGCAGCCGGCGCTTTGAGATCCCGCTGCGGACGATCCAGAACTGGGTATCCCAGGCGCCGGCAGCTTACCGGGAATGTCCGCCCTACGTCCGCCTGATGATGGCGGAGCTGACGGGGATCTGGAAGGAGGAACCGCATGAGAGCGGCGCTGATTGAGACCGAAGCCCCTGACGGCCGGCATGCCTGGATCTGCACCGGGGACGACGCCGTGGGCGTGTTCTCCAAGTTCATGCAGACGCAGGACCTCTACTGCCTGGTCCGCATGGGCCGGATGCTGGACGACGACCAGACGCAGGTCGACGCGCTGGAGGCCCTGCTCGACGCCTGGGACGAGGACGAGCTGTCCATGCCGGATATCGAGGCCATCAACATCAAACTGGCGGACGGGTCGATCCGATGTATAGGGACCGCGAAAACCGACGCCGAGATCGAGGCACTTGCCATGTCGCATCCGGAAGCGCAGCGGCTATAAGGAAAGGACCGAGGGTCACCCCCCCGGTCCTTTTTCTTTGTCTCCCCTGATCAGCGCCGAGCTGACGCCGGAGAGGATCTCCCCGTTCCAGCGCTTGACGGTCTGCAGGCTGTAGTTTGTCTGCATTGCGACGCCCTGAAGCGTGTGCGTCTGGCGGAAGTATTTGAGCTGGATCATCCGCAGGCGGTCATTGCCGTTATGGTATGCCGCCTGCGCTTCCATTACGCTCTCCACGGCGTCGACGATCCGCCGGTCCCCACGGCGCTTTGCTTTGGGATAATCATACAGCGCACGGGCAGCGTCTCTCAGGTCCTGCAGCTCCGCCATCACTCCACCTCCGTCACAGTAATCACAGTGCGTGGATAGTTACGGTCCACGTCGCCGGCGACCGCCAGCGTGACGTGGCCGAAGTCGTCGTCCACGATCACGCCTGCCGCGGTCAGGCCGTCCATCAGAAATTTGCCGCTGTAGTTGTCAGGGTCGTGGCGCCTGCGGTCCGGGAAGTAGTACAGGATCTCGACCTTCGCCTTTTTGTACGGAGTCCGCGGCCTGTCCTTCACCGTCTTGACTGCCCAGCCGACGACCCCGGTCCAGTAGTCCTTCGCTCTGCGATAGTCGTTGACGTTCTTCCTGCCGGCGAATCTGTTGATCGAAGGCGGCACACCCGGCAGCGTGATTCTAATCGCTTTCATCCGCGATCTCCCTTCGCTTGCATCCCTCTCCGTACCTGCACCCTCGTCGGTGTCCTGTCCTCAGGAGATAGTCGCAGAGGTTGCCGCCATACTCCTCGCTGCCGTAGTAGACGCAGACCTTGCAGTAGTTCCGGTCCTTTGTTTCCTGCCGCTGCTGCCGGAGGATGTAGGCCTTTTGGCTGGCCCTCTTCAACCGCTCCCGCGTCAGCTCTCTGTTCCTCTCGTCCGCGCATTCGTCACAGTATTTTCGTGACGGGCTGCACACTTCCGGCAGCGGACCGCCACACCGCAGGCAGATCCTCTCGCTCACGGCGCCGCCTCCCACCATCCGACCGATGATTCTCCCGTCTCATAGATTCCGCTCATTCTGTTTCCTCCTTGACCGCCACATTGCACGGCCTCAAGCACTCCACCTCAAAGCGCAGCTCATCAATCTGCTTCTGCATCCGATCCATGCGCTCCCATGTTTCGCGCCGCAGCATCTCTTCATGCATCCGTCTATCGACTTCTCGGTTGATGTACTTGTCAAACATCATCAGCTCGCCTCCCTCTTACTGCATCCGTCGACGTCCGGGTCGACGGCGCCCAGCCTGTCGCACCACCAGAACGCGCCGCACGGATGCATCGTCAGTCTGCTGCAGCCCCGGCAATGCGGGATCTGGTTCTTCTTCAGCCGTGCGTTCTCCAGGACCAGGCGCTGCACTTCACGATCACTCATCACTCAACCCCCTTCATGAAGCATCCCCAGAACGTCGTGCTTTTCTTCCCGCTGTGATGCCCGAAGAGCGGTTTCCTGCCGATCGCTTTCCAGACATCAGCTGCAGAAATGTCGTATTCAGACCACTTGAAGATCAGCACCCCGTCCGGTTTCAGCACGCGCATCCCCTCTGCAAAACCGTCGTGCAGCATCTGCGGCCAGTCCTTGTCCAGTTTCCCGTACTTCTTGACAAGCCATGCCGTCTCCTTCGCTCTCGTCAGATGCGGCGGATCAAAAACCACCAGCGAGAAGCTCTCGTCCTCAAATGGCATCCGCGTGAAATCTCCGATGATGTCCGGATGAATGTGCAACCCATGCAGCGACGTTCTCGCTTTTCCGAAGTACAGATCGATGTCCTCTTCGCGTTTATCAAAATATACAGCTGCTGGGTGGTCCTTGTTAAACCAGATCGACCTGGCACCGCAGGTCATATCCAGTATCTTTTTGTCAGTCACGAAATTCCTCCTATCTCCATCTGTTCCTCGCCGGCTTCGACCTGCCTCATGTGTGCCACGGTCGCCGCCGGTCTTTGCCATGTCCGCTCAAATGCTTTCCATTCTGCGGAGTATTCTGTTTTCTTTCGGCTGAAATCACGCTGAAGTTGGCTAAACGGCATCGCGCCTGCGCGAAAGATCTCTCTGTTGCGCTGCTCTTCCTTCTCCATGTCGTGGCCGATCAGGGAGTAACACTTGATCTGATTGCGATTGAATCCTGCGTCCGTCAGCTTTTTGCACGCCGCCTTGAATCTCGGAAGCGCCGCGTCCGTATCACAGGCAAGCCAAAGCTCTGCGATCCGCAGCGACGTGATGTTCTGAATGAAGTGATCGTCGATCAGATCCGTCTCCAGCCCGCCGCGAAAGCAGATCCCGCGCTGACTGCGGAGCATATCGAACACCTTGTCCTTGTGTTCCCTGCTGCACTGCAGGACGTTGTTGTCCTGGATGACGTTGCCCTCCGTGATCGGCAGCTCCCGGAGTTTCCCCTCGATCTGCCGGACGCCGCACCATGGGCAGTTGTTGTTGCAGCCCCTGGATGTAAAGATGATTCCCTTCTTGACGTATAGCCCCGGCGTGAAATCGTCGGCCCTGCTGTGGTATGCCGGGCCTCCCAGTTTCACCGGCGCCCTGGTCGCGCCCTCCCACTGATACGCAAGATCCTCACACTGGTCCATATCCCATGTGAACGTGCAGCTCACATGAACTTCGTCATGCTCCGGGATCATCTCTGCGAAGGGCGGAGGCCCGACGAACACCAGGTCGTCGTCCGGCGTATAGCTCGTCCGCTTCGGGAACACCCGGAGGATTCTCATCTCTGCTTCCCCCGTTTCGCCTTTCGGATCGCCTCCGCCTTGAATCCGTCCAGCATATCCTTCCTGTTGATGCGCTGGTACATCTTCTCGCGCTCGGCCATCCGCTCACTGTTCCAGGCTCTGTAGGCGTCGCACTGGGCATGACAGCCCAGGTACCGTTCCTCACACAATCCGCATGGGCAGGTCATTGTCCGGCCTCCGGCAGAAAAACGTCGTGCTTGCATACCAGCCCGTGTTAACCTCTGAGCGCCACCATATTTCGCGTCCTTGAGGAAATTCAGCTTGCCATATCACATCGTCTGGAACGCCGTCCGTGCCGTCCAGCGCGACTTTAGCCGCCTCATAGCAGATTCTCGGCGTGGTGTCGAATCCGCTGAGATACAACGTGGTGTATTGCATCGGCTGTGCGACAACATCCCGCACCGTGTTGGGAAACAGATCGCTGTTGACGCGATTGACCACCACAGCCGCGACGGCGACCTGATGATCAAATGGACAGCTACCCGCTTCGCCCATCACAACGCGGGCCACAATGTCGAGCGCCTCCTGTTCCGCCCACCATGCCGCCGACAGCGCACGGATCGGCGCGGAATCTTCCGCATACCCCGCGGCGCGTAATGCATCGGCAGCTTCGTGCAGCGCGTCCTGTTTCACCGTGCGGATCACGTCGCCTTCGTATGCTTTCGACGGTATGGCAATCAGGACGCATAACGCGATAAATATGACGCAGATAATCACAATAAGCAGCGGATATATGTATTTATGATTCATGTATTACCTCCTTCTATCTCTGCGATTGCCGCGAAGAACGGATAAAATTGTTGCGGCACGACCGCGTTTCCTAGGCATTTAAGTCTGTCCACCCGATCGGGAATCCCATCAGCCACTCGACATATGTCGGATTCGTCCGGCCAATTATCCCAAGCGTCGTGCATTCCAGCAATTCGCATAACTGATGCCGGTATCGCGCTGTGTGTGTGTGTAGACGCGATTCGCCGCAGCTCCCTTGTAGTCTGATGCTCTCGGTGTCGGCATCAGCTTCGTAAACTGATTTTCGTAGCCCATCAGCCACTCCAGAAGCGCCGGATTCGTTTTCCCGCCATTCCCCGCAGAAAAGCTCCTCCTCTCCTCCTCCGAGATCAGACCCTTTTCTGCCATCTTTTGAAGCGTTTTCCGCGCTCCAGAACAGCCGCCCATTGACGCATTTGCTTTCGGCGTGGGCCAAAATTGCAAGCCTGTTTCTTCTGTGTGGGGCATCGACGCCACAAGCTGGCACAAGGAAAACTTGCGATTCATAGCCTTCCATTCCCAAGTCAGAAAGCACCTTTTCGAGTGCCAGATTGATGAGACCAGGCACATTCTCACCAAGCACCCAAGCGGGCCGGATTTCGCGTATGACTCTGAGCATTTCCGGCCAGAGGTAACGGTCATCATCCTTGCCTCTTCGGTTCCCGGCGCAGGAGAACGGCTGGCACGGGAATCCTCCGGAAATAACGTCAACTGTTCGTAAACCTGTCCGCTCATAAAAGCTCTCTCCTGTCAGTGTTCGAATATCTCTCCATCGCGGTACTTCCGGCCAGTGCTTCTCCAGCACCTTCGTCGGATAGTCCGCCCACTCACACTGCCCGACCGTCACGAATCCTGCCATCTCTGCTGCGAGATCCAGACCCCCGATCCCGGAGAACAACGACAGATGCGTCAGCACGTTTCTCCTCCGATCATCATCCGGCCGCTCACGCCGGTCAGCAAAGATCTCACATCCTCCGGGATCTTCGCCAGTTCACGTTCCCTGGCTGCGATCTCCCGGTAGGACCTCTGGAAATTGGACGCCACCACGCTCTGCACCTCGCCCTCGTCCATGACGGCCCAGCGCTTGAGCTGCTCCGGCTCTCCGACCGCCTTCTGCACGGCCGGCGGAAGTTTTGCGTACTCTTCCATGTAACCGTAGATCCCGTTGTGAATCGCCCTGGAAACAAGGGACCACGCCTCGTTCTCCGTCATCTCTCCGCCGACGGAGAAGCTCCGCAGTTTCTCTCGGATCACGCCAATATTCGGGGCGAACTCCCTGGCGCCGGCGCTGATAATGCTCCGTACCACGGCGTACACCGCACGGTAATCATCGTGCTGAAATTCCGTCGCCCAGAGCTTCAGCTTCATGGCCTTCTGCCTGTCATCCATTCGGGAGAACGACTGCGGGTATTCTGTTTCCAAAAGCGTCAGGATCTCCCTCGTCTCTTTCCCCGTCACAGCATTCCCTCCTTCATCATCTTCTCTCCGACGTCCCAGAAGGTCGTCATCTTCCCGTTCTGAGTCTCCGCCATCTCCAGCTCGTCATCCCACCGGCCCTGGTTCAGCCATGTGGCAGGGTTCGGGATAAACTGCCCGTTGTTCTTCTTCCACTGGGCAGACTGCTTCTGCGTTTCAACTGCGGTGATCAGATCGTCCGCCTGTACCTTAACCTTCGCGAACGCCTTCCGCGCCGCGTCCTTGCCGACCTTTTTGGGGTACACATCCCAGAACCGATCAAACGCGGTCACGACCTTGGGGACTATAGGGGAAATAGAACATTCGTTCTCTTTCTCTTTCTCCCCCTCTTTCTCGTTCTCTTTCTCCCTTGCGGTTTGCTTAGCTTTTGCTTCCGTTTTGCTTGCGGTTTGCTTATCGTTTGCTTCTGCGCTTCCACCGCGTTTCCCGTTTTCTGCTTTTCGTTTGCTTGCCATCAAAGTTGGCCTGATAAGCTCAAACGCAATCGCCGCCGCATCCGGGAGAGAGTCCAAATCCGGCTCCCTCCCGTAAAGTGCGAAATTGCAGATCGCGTCATACGCGTCGCACCGTGCGGCCTTCGACTTGATGCGGTTTAATGCGGAAGCAAATGATTCATAAAATGTGAACTGCTTCCGATCCATAGCTCACCTCAGAACGGAAGAACTCCGTCCGTGTACTCCGCAGATTCGCTAAACTCCACAGCCGGAGCGGGAAGCTCGTCCTCGTTCTGGATCGCCTCGCGCTCCCCCGCGGCGGCTTCGCGCTCCTTCCACGTTTCGGATTCCTTGATGCGCGTCTGGATCCATTCCGGGAGCTGCTC